TCTCGGAGAATAGTACAATTTCCTCCGCTATTTCCTGATAATAATGCTCCGACACTTGTACAGCTGAATAAGGCGTCTCAACTGCGACATTGCCCCCGATTGCCATCCTGCCGGCTCCAATATTGCCCTTGATGTCGTTAGAAAGCGCTGTCAGAAGTAAAGTGCCGTCAGGTTTTGTCCTAACGGCAATGGCTGTGGCTATGGTTATCTGTTGGAGATTGTTTCGTTTGGTGTCGATTGGCAACCACCCATATAATTTGATATCGCCAACAATCGGGTCTATCTCGTACGGTAGACCCTCCAATATCTCCGGTGCCACTTCCGCTACCGTCTGACCGGTGTAGATACCGCCGTAGTGCAACGTGTCACCCAGAATCCCGATGGCCGATATGCAAGTGAAGTCGTAAAATTTATACGACCGCTTAACGTTACGAAGGTAGAATTTACCGACCAGTTTCCCGTCCCGCTTGTATTCGACCGAATCGCCTGCGACAAAATCGGTCAAATCCTTTTCGACGAAACACCGGAACACCTTGCCGTCCTGCGTGGTGATCGTCTTCTCGTCTGCTGTAAAAAAATCCGCGTCGACTTTACCCAATCCGGTATCAGACCATACTCTAAAATCAAGCGTATCGGCCGCTAAAGTATCTCCCGTCATGGCGTGGGAAAGCAGGCAGTTACCAGTGACAATATCGGCATTTGTTATTGAGTTTTTGCGATAGATTATTTCGTTGGACATTTTATCTTTCCTCGATCGTCAGGGTCATGCCGCCGCTTTCCGAATCGCTCCATATCCGCTTATCTGCTGCGTTCATTACAAGCTTGGCGGGAGACAGCGTAACAATCACTTTTTTCGTTACGTCTGCGTCTGTCTTTGTATCGTGATAGGTGGCTTGATCACAATTCTCAACCGATGTTACCAGTTCTGATAATTCCTCCGGCGACATCGGCATCAACTCGATGGTGACCACGGCCTTGTAGGCCAATACGTCCTCGTGGTAGGTTCCGTCCAACGTGTAGCAGGAGTTACCGCCAAGCACCTTCTTATAGGCGACCTGATAGCCTCTCCTTGGGACGAGATGGGAATAATCCTTGTTGTCTATTTTCAGTATCATGTTCCAAGCACCGCCCCTCTAATTGCGTTCTCATTTTTGAGAGGGTCGTGGAGATAGCGAGCTAGTAATTTCCCGTCAATCAGCAAGGTCACATTTACAGGCGGTTGAGGTGCCGTCACGGCGTTAGATGCACCGCCGAACTGTCTCTGCTGCGGTACAGCCATATTGGTAAGTCCACTCTGCGCCTGAGATACAACTCTGTTCGTGGCCTGTGAAATCGCCGCCACACTGTCGATCAATCCTTTTGCAATTCCAGCAGAAACATTCTCGCCAAGCGTTTCGCCCCATTTGGACGGGGAGTGGACATCAAAGCCTTTTGAGCCGGTGAACCAGCCTTTAATCGTATCGACCACGCCTGTGACTTTACTTTTCAGCCAGTCGAGTTTTTCCTTAATTCCATTCCAAAGTCCCATAATAAGATCTATCCCGACCTGCTTAATCTTGTCGGGCAATTCCTTGAACCAATCAACCAACGCTTTTGCCGCGTCCGGAATCGTCTCGGTAAAGAAGGTCTTAATCTTTTCAACAACGCCCTTAATGACCTCGACGATTTCATTCCAGGCGTTTATTATTGCATTCCGGAAGTCCTCGTTGGTTTTCCAGAGGTATACAAGAGCCGCTACGAGAGCGACTACGGCGGCAATCACAAGCACAATTGGGTTAGCTGCCAGAAATGCCATTGCCTTACTAAGCACCCCAATGGCAGACGATAGTCCCTTGACGAGCGGCCCCAGCTTGCTTATTCCCACCGCAATGTTGCCGACCGCCCCTATAACCATCCCCGCTATCACTAAGAGAGGACCGATGGCGGCCACCAATAGGGCTATTATCGTCAGGACCTTTTGCACGGCTGGACTCATGTCCGAAAACCGGCCAAGTAAATCGGTCAACTTTGATATCAGAGGTGTAATTATCGGCAATAGATTTTCCCCGATAGCGATAGATAAATTCTTCATCTCGGTGGCAAAGGCCCGCATTGCACCGGAAGAACCTTCTGCTTCTCGCGCAGCTTGTCCTTGAGCGGCTCCGGATTGCTCCATGATTACCGCAAGGGTAGCGGCCTGTTTCGCCGCAAGGTCCATTTGACCGGTACCTGAATATAACCCCATCTCCAACGCTTTTGACTTTATGATTGCATCGTTAGCGGCCATACCGTAATTGTCCAGCATGGTATTGTTGCCCTTTAAGGCTCCGGTCAAGGCCCTGACCGCATCAGCAGTTGTGCCACCGTACATAGCGGTTAGATCTCCGGCCAATTCGATGAGAGTCTGTGCTTGCTTGGCTGCCTCTTCCTCGGTCAGCCCACCAATGTTGACAAGCATCGTGCCCATCATGTTTGCGTATTCCAAGGCTTCGTTTTTGGCGATTCCGTAGTAACTCTCAAGGTTTCCAGCCCAATCTTGTACCGCATCGCTCGCCCGGTTAAAAATCTGCTCCGTCGCTCCTAATGCGTCCTCCATGTCTGCCGCCATCTTGAACGACACAGCTCCGGCAGCGGCAATCGGTGCAGTAACCTTCATGGTCATGTTCTTGCCGACATCGGTCATTTTGTCGCCGAACTTCTGCATTCCTTCCCCGGCGGCTTTAAGTTCTTGTGAGAGTGTGGAGCCAAACTGCTTACTCTGATCTTCCAGCTTCTTTAGTGCCTGTTCAGTCTTGACGACTTCCCTCTCGAGTGCCCGGAATTGCTCTTCGCTGATCTCGCCTTTCGATAGCTGCTCCTGTGCCTGTTGAGCGGCAACTTTCAGAGTATCAAGCTTTTCTTTCGTACCGGCCACAGCGTCGGTGAGAAGTTTCTGTTTTTGGACCAGCAACTCAGTGTTGCCGGGGTCCAATTTTAGCAGTCGCTCAACCTCTCTTAATTCGCCCTGCAAGTCACGAGATTTTTTGTTGACTCCGGACAAGGCCTTGTCAAGGCCAGTGGTTTCGCCATTAATCGCTATAGTCAGTCCCTTAATTTTATTTGCCATGTTCTCACCTCGGTTCTGTGGTATAATGTGGAAAAACGAAAGGATGTGGTTGACCGTGAAATTCAACACCCAGCCAGCGACAAAAAAACAAAAAACAATTGGTTGCGTGTCGCTAGTTGTAATCATTGTGGCTATTGCTGTTTTACTGCTTTCTCCCTCTCCCGCCAAACCTCCAAGCGAATCACTAGTCTACGCCCATGCCCAACTAATCGTTGAGGATTATCTGAAAGCCCCGGCGACAGCAAAGTATCCCGGCTCGGACGGGTACACAGTCACAAAAATTAATGACTACGAGTATACCGTGGCCTCCTATGTGGATTCGGAAAATTCTTTTGGAGCGATAGTTCGAAGTAGGTTTGTTGTTGGCATCTCCTACAATGAGGACTGGACTAAATATAAGGCCACATCGGTTATAATCGACGCAGAAAAGTACCTCTAAAACGCATCAATGTCCGCCGCCGTTGCGTATCGTTTCGGCGGTTCTTTTTCTTGGTTCTCATTGTAACAAGTAACTAAATAATCAAGCACCATCCCGATGCTCATCATGTCCAAATCGGCGGCAGTCAGCCCACTGTCAATTGCTCTTTTTAGTAAGATTTCTGTCGTTATCTCTTGACTGCTGCCGCCGGATGGTTTTTTGGCTGCACTGTTGTTTTGGTTGAATCAAAGAGCAGATCCATTGATTGTGGCAATACTTCAATTGCGAATTGAACCGGAGGCATATCGAATCCCTCAAGCCAATTTTCAAGAGGCGGAATCTGCGGATTTGCAGCTTTCGCAAATACCCAAAGAAACCGATAGAATGTATCAAAGTCGAAATGGCCCTCAACGAGAGCAGTAACGATATCCCCCTCTGCATCATTAGGCATGCCCTGTGTTAGAGCGATCAAATCCTTCAGTCCATCTCGATTGAAATTTCTCTTATAAGAAAACAGAGAAGCCGCCGTTGATCTGGCGGCAAACTCATATTCTCCTACTTTGATTATTCTTTCCATTCCTTACACTCCCGTCATTTCGATTGACTTTGCGACATCGGCATTGGTTACTGTTACAGTGTCGGTCACGGCAGTGTAATCTTCTGCGGAAACAAGCACATCATAGGTCCCAGCTGCCTGAGAAATCTTCACAATGCCCTCTGCATTGGTTACTCCTATCTTGCCACCAACGACAACAACTGCCCCTTCGATTTTGGTAGTGCCGCTCTTTACCGTGACTGTAATCACGTAATTCGCGATATCACCCGGCTCGTAATAGACCGAATCAAACCATGATTCGAACAGCTCCTGATTGTCGCTCTTTTTGATCGTGGCCTTAATGATCCCATCAGCTTTGGTAGGTCTTGCTGTGATCGGCACACTGAACAGTTTCGGGTCAACCGTATCGCCCTTAGTCTGCCCGGAAAGGTCAGGACGCCCAGCGTAACAGTCATACAAGGCGAACCTCTTAGCGGATACCGCTGATTCGTCTGCAATTTGGAATTCTCCAAGCAACGCGAAGTTGTCCGGCTTTATTCCGTCTTTCTCGATCAGGACGCCATTTGCGTCTTTGTATTCGCCGAGGCAGCTTGTTTTGAAGTCTTCCGGGATTTGCCTGACATTGATGTTACCCTCGTACCCTTGGTTGACGGGCAACCGGTAATATTCAACATCGTCTGCGTGGATTACGATGGGGTCTCCCACCGGAGGCAATGCCAACTCGTCAGCACCTTGCCAAGCTTTCACGGCTCCAAAGATAGGCGACCCATCAGGTGCCTCCGTTTTCTGCGCATAATGCACATTTTTAATACCATAGGTAATTTTTTCGTTCATGTTTTACACCTCTCTTTTAATGGTTTCGACAACGGCTCTCGCCATCTCGTCAATGCTTGCTTCGTGGGTAGCTTTGATAAACGGCTTGCCTCTCGTGGTTGAATACTCCAGTATGTTGGCAAGCGGAATCTCGCCGCCTTTTTTGTCCGTGACCGTTGTCGTGTTTCCGACATATCTCCTCAATTTATCCCGGCTGGTTTTACCCTTCCAATTCTTCGCGAAATTCTTCTTGATGTAGCCTTTCGGTGGGTTCTTAATTGACGGGCTGGCAGCCTTTAAGTTTTTAATAAGCACCTTCTCGGCGGCCTTGATTCCCTCAGCTGTGGCCTCATAAACCACATCCCCGTAGTCCCTTAAAATATCCTCGATTGCCGATTGCAGGCTGGTTGTGTTGACCTTAATTCCGATGGAATCCATTAGACCACCCGGCCTTTATAGCATTCAATCAACAGCACGCCATACCCGATATCGTCAATATCACCTATGCTCTGTGCTCCGAATGGGACGGAATAGCCATTGCTCTCAAGCGCCGATATAATAGCACTGGCTCTGTTTTGTACCTTCGTTCTGCCCGCAGACGTTCCGATTAACGAATCTTTGAAGTAGTATCTGACCGCTACGTTGGCATTGCGGACTAAAGGCCTGTCATCGGCGTTAATGGCCTCGTCGGAGTCGATTGTATAGACAACGTACTCGTCTGCATCGGCCCCGGTTTTCCGCATCCAATAAGAGCGGATTAGTGGCCTGTCGTCGGCATTTGTGGCCTCGTCTGAGTCGATGGTGCATAGGACGTCAGGGTAAAGAGCCGTATCAAGTACCGTCTGGATATCGCCATATATCATAAGCCCTCATACCTCCTAACCGAAAACTCCATGTACTGATTAGCCTCAAGCACATTGTCGACTCCGCCCCACACCTCGTAGCAGTTGGGGTTCAGTTTGTCCGGTTCCCCAGTGGTCGGTTCTCCTGCATCAAGTGGTTCGTCTTCCCCAGTGGTCGGTTCTCCTGCATCAAGTGGTTCGTCGTACTTGAACGCTGTTGCATCTGCGTTTTTTATAACCACCGTTCGGTTGGTTTTCATTTTGCTGTAAATCTCAGGATGGAAAAACGTCCTCACGGTCGCTGAATCGGACACACCTAACGCCTGTGCGTTTAGCCGCCTGTCTCCAAAACTGCCCCGCCACTCGCCGTATAAGGTTCCAATCTCCTGCCACGTTTCTGTTTGTCCGACTCCCGGCACGTATTCACTAACCGACACATAAAACACGATAGGGGTGGTTGGATTAAATTTCAGCACGCTAATCACCCGCCTTAGGCACAATGAAATACTCGTAGTTCTCAGGTGGTAGTGGCGTTTCGGTTTTGCCCTGTACGATATAGGCCACTAACACCGGATGCACCGTCAATTGTGCCGGGTCTGTTGACTGACGCATTTTGCAATACAGCGTTACGGCCTCCACCGCTAACGGAGTAGGGAGGGACGGGTCAATCTCCCAACCCGCCCCTTTGAAAAACGCCACAGCGCCGTCAATCATCTGTTGGACTTCCGCATCTTTTGTAGCGTCGGAATAAAACACCCCGATGCCAGGTTTAACTTTTTCTAACAGCGCCATTGTTCACCTCTTACTTTCTGATGTTCTCGATCGCAAATTGCACATTGTACGACATGGCAAATGAAGCCATCAATCAGCATATCCAATACGTTATAGGACTGGACGGCGGTGGGAGTCAGTCGCTTTCCGCGGCCATAATTCCGGCAGTAATGAGTGCATCCAGTAGTGCGTTGAAGTCGTCTGCGGTGGGCGCTCCTTCTGCCACTTCTGCTACATTCGTTGCCTGTTTGACGATTCCGGCAACCTCGGTGGTTGCCTCTTCCGGCAGCACTGGATAGGTTGGGACGTACAGTTTCGAGCTTGTCGCATCTATTTTCACCTCAACGGTGTCTCCTGCGGAACTTGCCGCCGCCTTGATGCCGCCTAGCGCTGCCGCAGAAGCTGGCGCTGCAGTAGCAGTAATACCTGTGACTGTGGCGCCTTCCTTTATTTCTAAAATGCCACCGATGACGGTCTTCTCGCCGCCCTGTTCGGTGTAGTTCTTTACGTTATATGACATTTTCTATCTCCTTTCTAAAGGAATTAGGATAGTGTTGACATTACAAGGGTTGCAAGCTTCTGATGGTCTGTTACATCTGCGTCGAATTCGAACCACGACACAACACCTACGGCATGCATGGTTGCATATTTTTCTTGCAGAATCTGGATGCTGACATTCTCTCTAAAATTCACCGAAAGCCCGGAATAGTCTCCGTATAACACCGCTTTAGCTGCGCTCGCGATTGTAGGCATATTGTCAGACAGGTAGACCGGTTTTCCAAGCAACCTATAAGGAGTAGCACCTGCAAAGTCAGGCTGCAGGATGTACTGACCGTTGCCATCCTTTAACTTTCTGATCGCTGTGAATACTGCCGGATTCATTGTCCAGCAGGCGTTAGCCTGATATACGGTCGGGATTTTCGCCTGAAGGTCGATAAGGTTGTCCGCAGAAATTGCGCTCTCCGATCCGGCTTTTAACTGTGTGGTCGTTGCCAATGCCCCTGTGGCTTTTTCTGCTGTTCCGACCAGCAATTCTTTTTCCAGGAACAATGCAATATTCTTTGACATTTCCGCTATAATGAAATTAGTCACGTTTATCGCGCTGTTATTTATCACGGATTTACCTATCAGGGACAATGCACCGGCAAGGAATCCGCTCAAATCAACAGAGGTGAACTTTCCCGCATCGGCTGTAATGTCTGTGAACTCATCCTGATAGGCTACGGAAATATCGTGGGTAGTGTTTGCTTTGCCGTAAACCGGAATCTTCAACGTTCCATTCACATGGTACATCGTAGCCCCATTAAGGATGGGACACATTTCCTTTACAGTAGAAATAACTCTGTTCGCGATTGTCGTAGGGATAATGGCACCGTTGTTGCTCATGTCAAAATTCTGTTCGTCGTCCCTTTCCTCTACCTTTATTCCGCATTGGCTTTTGATATAGTTGCCGAACGATCTTGCTTCGATTGTTGCTTTATCTTCTTCGACTTTTCTATTCTCTTGCTTTGGCGCTCCTGCTGTTGCTACACCGGGAATTGGCGCAGTCACAGCTGCGGTTCTGCCGTCAGGGTCTGCCATAGCCTCTGCCTTTCTCTCTTCCTCGGCAATCATCATGTCGAGCTTGCGAAGTTCGGTATTGAGTGCATCCAACTCCGCATCGGTTGCCGCCTTGTCAATTTCGGTGGCATAAATTGCGCTTCTGCGCTCCATCATTTCTTTAAGGGTCATTATAAGTTCCTCTCTTTCATTTTCATCTTCCGTTTCCTGAGTTTTAACAATTCAATTTCCCGCAAGCTCTCCAGCCGTCTTTCCTCGCTCTCCAGCAATTCAAGACTCCGGGAATATATAGAAGTGGAATCATAAAACGGCGTATCCACGACCGATACGTCCCACAACTTTTCAATGCTAGTGATATCTCTCGTGGTTTCTTTTTCTCCGAATGTCCACGTGTCGCCCTTATCAGCCACAGTAAAAGCAAAACTCATCTTATCGATGAGTCCTTCTTGAATCCCTTTGTATAAATCTCTGTTGCTTTGCGTGTCTATCAAGTCTGCTTGTATCAGTAGTCCTTTTTCATCCTTTATGAGACGCAAGGAGTTGTTCCTCGTCCTCGCCATAATCATCACGTTATCATTGTGGTTGTAGCGGAGAGGCACGTCCTTCATGTCGGTTTTGTCCAGCGCCCCCTTTTTAATCGTCTCGGTAAAGCTGCGTGTTCCGTATTTGTGGGTAGCGGGACTGTCAAATACAATTGCGTACCCCTCTATGGTCATTTTGTCGCCTTCGCCGACCGCCCGCATTTCAATTAATCGTTGTTCGTGTTTATTCTTCATCTTCAACCTCCAGCCCCGCATCGGGCAATTTTGATTTGTTCGCCAGTTGATATTCGTTCGCTATGCTGGCATCGATATAATTAAGACTCCTAAGCCTCGCATCACCGCCGTCAAATGGTTCGTAGCCGAAAAGTTCGTTGATTTGGTTTAACGTCAGTATCCCGGTCTTGGTCGCCAGGTCCGCCAGGTTATGCTTATCAGTCACGGAGTAATATCTAACCCTCTGGTAATAGCATTTAACCCTGCGCCCTACATCTTGTTCTCTTTGCGTAAATAGGGTTGATGTCATCGCCTGCTCAAATTGGATAATAAAATCCTCAATTGCTGTCTGGTAAAAAGAGTTGTGTTGAGTGCTGGTATAGTCGCCGGAAAGGATGGCAGCCGATATGCCATAACGCTCTTGTATGACAGCTTTTAGAAACTTCATCACGTCTTCGGGAATGTCCGGTGGTTTTATATCCATCGGCGTGAATTCGCCCGCCAAGTCAGTCGCCACTATTCCTGTTTTGCTTGTAAGGATGTGGCTCTCAAAATCAGATCGCTCGGATTCCCTCCGCTTTTCGTCCATCAAAGACTTGGAGTAATAAACCCCCTTAATCTGCAAGCTCGCCTCTATGCTTTTCGGAAGGCCTTGGATGGTCTTGTCAAGCGCCCGGATAGTATTTAATACATCCTTGTCATCGGCCTGACCGTAATCGTCACCGCCCCCGACTATGAGATTATTTCCCCGCCGCCATTTCATGTGCACCAAATCGGCGTATGGAATCACCCAACTCGACCCGTCCTCAAAATCCATCTTGACTTCCCACACATTCCCGCCGGGAGCTACACCGATATAGACAGCCTGCGGATTGAGCGGATAGAAAGCCGTGTATCTTCTGAACCGTCTGCCTGTAGGCGTTTCGATAATCTCGTATTGCGGGTAAATAAAAGCATTTCGATTCTTGCGCCTGAGCCACTCGACAGAGGACAGGAAATCGCTTGTCGTTTGCAATGGATTCGGTTTGCTTCGGAAGAGCCTCGTTATATCGTCGTTTTGAATCATTAGTGAATTTTCTTTATCCACTACGCTCTTGACATTTATCTTACTAATCTCCGTCGCAACCCGGTCGATGGCATTGTTTACGAAATCCGAAAGATAGATATTGTTTCCGAATTGCGTAAAAATAGGCTGGTTATTTGCCAGCCATGCCGTGATCCGGTCACTCTTTGTCTGCGCCCCGAAAACGCCTTTAAGATAGTCGATCATTCCCAAATGTATCACCTGCTTTCTATCAGGGTTCTAAATTCTGATTGATGCCACTCGTACACCGCATAACAAATAACGGCCGCATCTGCGCCGTCTATTCTGTGGGTTGTTTTTAATTTGCAAAGTTGGACCTGTTCTGCGTTATTAGTTTTTATCCCGCAATTCCTAAAACACCAATAGTCACCGTAGCGGTTATTGTAATTGACCAGCTTCCGACGCAAGTCTGATTCAAGTCGCCTCGTTGGGTTATTCAATACCTTTGGTTCTTGCGGAACATTTACGGTTTCGCTATCCTTGCCAAAATACTCTTCATGTCGCCTTATGTAATCTTTGGCGAATCGGTTGTCATAACCCGACTTATAAGGGATAAGGCCGAAATCCTCATACAAGGCCCATTGCCAATCAGCTACAATAGAGCTATCAACACTGCCACCGGGCACGATGGTTAGATATCCGTCCCGTTCCCACTGCTTATAATCAACATCGTCTGGACTTAGTTTTAATTTTTCCTCCGGTATCCAGTAGTGGGACCAGAAATATATGACCGGGTCGCCGGGCTTCTGCATCAGCAATTTTACCGCCGTGAGGTCAGTCGTTTCCGCAAAGTCACAACCGGCGATATAGTAAGACCCCCGAAAGTCTTCTAGATCGAATGTGGCCGGGTTGATGATTTCGGCATCCTGCAACCACGCAGCACCACCGGCTTGTTTGATATTGAAATCTTTAGCCAAGACAAACGCCCTGGTCGCGGAATTAGTCTTGGCCTCCTCTACCATCTGCCGGAGGAATGACCATTTTTTTATAACGCCTAAATCCGGGTTTGCTTTTACCCATGTCTTTTCATCCTGCCAAATCTCCGCCTCGCTGTCCTGCGTGTGCAACCATATCAGCCAGCGGGGACGGTGCAATTCCCCTTTTAGGACTTGCCTCGCTTCTTTTAGCCGACCATCTAAATAACCGTCGTCGGTGAATCCTTCTGTGGTTATCTCGGAAAATATGGGCTCGTCCTGCGTGGAGAGAGCTTGACGGATAGGCATGATTGACGAATTGTCCCTTAGCTCGTGCGTCTCGTCCACAGACCCAACCTTGATGTTTTTGCCTTCCTTAGACCCAGTTTTGGCGGATATCTTTCTGATATTGCCCTTATTTTGCCTGCTGAACTTGCCTTTTTTTCTCTTCTGTTTTGGATTGCCGAAAAAGATACCTTTCTGGTTTCTCCTTGTAACCTTCTCGAGCGACGGGCTTTCCTCTCTCATGGCGTCAATCGCCTGGAACATCAGGTCGGCTTGGTCGTAGTCGTTTGACGAACACAGTATCCTCGTTCCCATTTCTCCGCAAAAGAATTCCGCCAGATCCATCGCGGCCTCGAGCGGTGTCTTCCCGCATTTCCTGCCAACTAAATGGATTCTCTCTTGGAAAAGACGAACCCTGCGTCCAACCTCTTCGTCGAATATTTTGAAACTATAAAAAGCCTCGATGTATGCTTTCTGCCTCAAGGTCAAAATAAAAGGCTTCCCGGCAAAGGGAGCCTCAAAGTGTTTAACTTTAGTCTCTATAAACTTAATCCTGGTGTCCGATTCGCTTGTATCGTAAGTGATGCCGTCCGGGAATATCGCTGTCGGATTCTCAAAATGCCCCAGGAGAATATCCAGCATCAGCATTAATTCATTACCGATTATCTCCTCTCCGGACTTCGCTTTTTCTATGTATTCAAGCAGCCATGATTCGGGGTATCGCTTGCGGAGATCACTCAAAGTCTGCAAGGTCGTCATAATCCTCATCCTCTCCCGACGCCAGGTGCTTGCATAGCTTGTCGAGGATATTTGTCAGCGTCGCCGAGTGCCTGGATATTTCCGCCGACACCGGCAACGGCTTTTGTACCGCCGGGTCTCTTGGGTGTATTTTAATTAGGCCGGTTTCTATGGCCTGCGCATTGAGCTGTTTCAGGTAGACCGTTTCGTAGGCAGCTTGTTCAACCAGACCGTCTAATATTTTAAGCTTTGTTTCGTCTGCGCCCGGCAGGCTATCAATAAGCCTCTGTTTTTCAGATTGAATCTCTTTTTGCATCTTATCCTCCTTGCCCGGACATTGTAGAGCGTGCTTTTTTAAGGTTGTTTTTGATCCGGAAAAATCAAAAGTAAAAAGTCAAAATTTCGGCGTGTGTCACAAATGCG